ATCTTTTATTGCTGGTCGGCACCATGCAATTATGGCTGACGCCTTTGAGCGCGTGGCAAATGGCGAACTAAAGCGCCTGATCGTGAATATGCCGCCACGACACACCAAGTCTGAGTTTGCGTCATACCTCTTCCCAGCATGGTTTCTTGGCAGATACCCCGAAAAAAAGATTATTCAGACGGCACACACTGCCGAACTGGCCGTTGGATTTGGCCGTAAGGTCAGGAACCTGATCAATCAGGAGGATTTCCAGCAAGTATTCCCCGGCATATCCCTATCTTCTGACTCAAAGGCCGCCGGACGCTGGAACACAAACAAGCGAGGTGACTATTTTGCTATTGGTGTTGGTGGTGCAGTTACTGGTAAGGGCGCTGATGTCCTCATTATCGATGACCCGCACTCGGAGCAGGAGGCGGCACTGGGGGCTTACAACCCAGAAGTCTACGACAAGGTCTACGAATGGTACACATCAGGACCGCGACAGCGTTTGCAGCCGGGTGGAGCGATCATTGTAGTGATGACAAGGTGGTCAGTTAGGGATCTAACCGGCCAGATCATGAAGTCAGCCACCCAGAGAACGGGCGCGGATGAGTGGGAAATTATTGAGTTCCCGGCAATTATGCCTTCAGGTGACCCATTATGGCCTGAGTTTTGGCCTCTTGATCAGCTTGAGGCACTAAAAGCCGAACTCCCCATCTCCAAATGGTCTGCACAGTATCAGCAAGACCCAACTTCGGAAGAAGGCGCGTTAATTAAGCGAGAATGGTGGCGTGAGTGGGAAAAAGATAGCCCGCCACCGTGCGAAGCTATTATTCAGAGCTGGGATACTGCGTTTCTGAAAACGCAGCGAGCTGACTATTCTGCCTGTACCACATGGGGGATCTTTCATCACCCTGATGAAGAGGGGAGGACTGTGCCTAACCTAATATTGTTAGACGCATATAAAGAAAAACTTGAATTTCCAGACCTAAAACGTGCCGCATATGATAAATATTGGGAATATGAGCCAGATCAGATGATTGTTGAGGCGAAAGCAGCCGGTTCACCCCTTATTTTTGAGTTACGGGCCATGGGAATACCAGTTACGGAGTTTACACCGTCCCGTGGACAGGATAAGATAGCTAGAGCTAACGCAGTAAGCGATCTTTTTGCGTCAGGTGTCATATGGGCGCCCCCAACAAGGTGGGCTGAAGAAGTGATTGAGGAGTGCGCCGCATTTCCTGCTGGGGAGCATGACGACTTGGTTGACTCCACAACACAGGCTTTACTGAGATTCCGTCAGGGGGGATGGATTAGGAGTTCGATGGATGAATGGGATGACGAGCCAAAATACAAAAGGCCAGTTGAATACTACTAAAACAAGGGTTTTAAGATACGTTTTGCACAAAGACGTTAAAAAATATGAGTCTATGGGGTGGACGGTTACCGGTGATCTGTCCCACTCCCATCATGGGCAATATTCTGTTATCATGCAAGCACCGAACAAGAAATAGGATTTATACATTATGGCTGTAGAAAAACAGATGTTTCCCGCCGATGTGGACATGGAAGGCACGGAAGAAGTAGAAATTCAGGTAATGAACCCTGATGCAGTTTCCATAGAGTCTGACGGCGAAGAAGTAGTCATCGACTTTACCGGTGAGTTTACCGAGGATATTGTCGGCCCAGACCATGATGCCAACCTAGCTGAATATATCGAAGATAATGAGCTTCAGGCATTGGCTTCCGAGCTTGTTGAGGACTTTGTGGCAGATCGGCAGTCCCGCAAGGATTGGGCAAGATCATATGTAAAAGGCCTAGACCTTCTTGGCATGAAGATTGAAGAGCGCACCCAGCCATGGGCAGGCGCAGCGGGCGTGTTCCACCCAGTCCTCACAGAAGCAGTTGTTCGGTTCCAAGCTCAGGCGATGAGTGAGCTTTTCCCCGCCTCAGGTCCAGTCCGCACAAAGGTTATGGGCAAAAAAGATCAAGATAAAATTGATCAGGCGCAGCGTGTCGAAACGGAAATGAATTATCTTCTTACCGAGGAGATGAGTGAGTACCGCGATGAAACTGAGCAGATGCTGTTCCGCCTTCCGTTGGCTGGTTCAGCATTTAAGAAGGTTTATTATGATCCTATCATGGAACGACCATGTGCGATGTTCGTGCCTGCGGAAGACTTCGTTGTGTCATATGGAGCTGCTGACCTAGCTACCGCACCGCGTTACACACATGTGATGAAGAAAACCCCTAATGAGATTGCTGAGCTTCAGTTTAACGGTTTTTATCTTGATATTGACCTTCCGGCACCTGAAGCCGATTATTCTGACATTCAAGAAAAGTACGATGAGATTGATGGTGAGACCGCCGTTCTTGAAGATGACGACAGACACACTATTCTTGAGGTTCATGCCGATCTTTTGATGCCTGAGCCTTTTGATGATCCGGACGGTCTGGCACGTCCATATGTTGTAACAATTGATAAGTCCAGTTTGACAGTTTTGTCTATACGGAGGAACTGGTATGAAGAAGATATTAAAAAGCGCAAGAGAGCGCACTTTGTTCACTATAGATACCTACCGGGACTTGGGTTTTATGGAACGGGTCTTATTCACCTTATTGGTGGTCTTGCTAAAAGCGCCACCAGTATTCTTAGACAGCTTATTGACGCGGGTACGCTATCCAATCTTCCTGCTGGCCTCAAAGCTAGGGGACTTCGCATTAAGGGTGATGATTCGCCTCTCATGCCGGGTGAGTTCAGGGACGTGGACGTGCCGGGGGGTGCAATTAGGGATTCGATTGCATTCCTTCCTTACAAGGAGCCATCATCGGTACTCTACCAGCTTCTCGGAAACATCGTGGAAGAGGGGAGACGGATTGGCTCCGTTGCTGATGTACAAGTCGGAAATCTTAACCCACAAGCGCCGGTCGGGACGACCCTAGCTCTTATGGAGCGAAGCATGAAGGTGATGTCTGGTGTTCAGGCACGTCTTCACGCAGCACTTAAAAATGAACTACGCATTCTGGCAAAGATTGTAAAAGACTATATGCCAGCGGAATACATCTATGACATGGAAGGCGACTTTAGCCGCCAAAAAGACTTTGATAGCCGAGTTGATGTTATTCCTGTTTCCGATCCAAATGCATCCACAATGGCGCAGCGCGTTGTTCAATATCAGGCGGCTATGCAGCTGGCTCAGCAGGCGCCAAATCTCTACAATATGGGCAAGCTACATCGTCAGATGCTTGAGGTTCTTGGAATCAAGGATGCAGATGAAATCATTAAGCTTCCAGATGATATTAAGCCAGCAGACCCAGTCACAGAAAACATGGCTATCCTGAAACAGGAGCCTGTGAAGGCGTTCAAGTATCAGGATCATGAGGCGCATATTGCGGTACATATTGCTGCTATGCAGGATCCAAAGCTTCAGGAAATTGTGGGTCAAAGCCCATTTGCTGGGGCCATACAGGCATCAATGGCAGCCCACATCACAGAGCATGTGGCGTTCCAGTATCGCAAGGAAATCGAAAAGAACCTTGGCGTGTCTATGCCAGATGAAGAGAAGCCGTTGCCAGAAGATGTCGAGATTGAGATATCTCGCCTGTCTGCTCAGGCGGCTGAAAAGCTTCTTCGCAAGGATCAGGCAGAGGTGGCGCAAGAGCAAGCCATGAAGCAGCAGCAGGATCCGCTTACGCAGATTCAACAGCGCGAGCTTGCCCTTAAAGAAGCAGAGTTCGAGCATAAGAAGCAACTTGATATTGCAAAATTACAGGCAGATGTGCAGGTAAAAGAAGCAAATATTGAGCTTCAGGAAGATCGCCTGAAGTCAGAAGAAAGACGCGAGGGCGCCCGCCTTGGTGTTAAAGTAGCAACCGAAACCGACAAGGCCCGCAGAGAAGATATGAAGTCGGGTATTGAGCTTGGTCGGGAAATGGCAAGGGAGATGACCGATGATGGAAGTAATCAGGGATAAAATTAGGGGCTATATGAATGATATCGCTGACCATATGGCCGGTGGCGGATGCCAAAACCATGAAGAGTATGTTCGGTTGGTCGGCAAAGTCGAGGCGCTCGCCCTCATTGAGAGAGAGATTCTCGATTTGGAGCAAAGATACGAAAAAGACTAACACTTCCGCGAATGAAGATTATGCGTTATATTGTGAATGTGGAGACTTTCAGGGCAAAAGCCCTGCGAGGTACTGTGAACCTGAATCACTGCAAAAGGAACAGAAATGTATTCTGCTGAAAAAACAGTTGAAGATTCAACTGCTAGAAAAATACCAGAACCATCTGGCTACAAACTCTTGATTAAGCCACTTGAGGTTAAAGAAAAAACAGAATCTGGAATCTACATGCCTGATTCACTGAAGAACGCAGAGCAAACTGCATCAGTGATTGGATTTGTAGTGAAGGTTGGGCTTGACGCGTATAAGGATCCTGAAAAGTTTCCTAACGGCCCTTACTGTAAAGAAGGTGATTTCGTGATTTTTCGATCTTATTCCGGCACAAGGTTTAAGGTTGATAAGCAGGAGTTCCGTCTTATCAATGACGACACCGTTGAGGCTGTTGTCGATGACCCAAGGGGATACACAAGAGCATGAATAATACAGCTGAAAAAATTGAAGAAGATCTAACTGAGGTGGACTTGGATAATACTGAGTTTGAGGTAGACATCATTGATGATACCCCAGACGAGGACAAGAACAAGCCTCGCCGCGCAGATGATGCGGAAGCGCAGATACCGGAAGACGATGAGATTGCAAACTATAGCGAGAATGTGCAAAAGCGCATTAAGCAGCTAAAGTTTGAGTATCATGAGGAGCGCCGCCGCAAGGAAGAGGCCGCGAGGCTACAAGATGAGGCAGTTGATTACGCCCGTAAGGTATACGAGGAAAATCAAAAGCTACGCAAAACCCTAGAAGAGGGTGAAGGTGTTCTTGTTGAGCAGGCCAAAAGTCGAGTTGAGGCAGAGCTTGACCGTGCAAAAGCAGCTTATAAAGAAGCCTATGAGACAGGCGATCCTGATAAGCTTATTGATGCACAGGAAAAGCTTAACAGCCTTCAAAATGAAAAGTTTAGAGTTGAGTCTTATAAGCCAAAGCCGCAACAAGTTCAGGAAGAGCCTGTTCAGTTGCAGCGGAAGACAAAGGTTCCAGAGCCAGACGCAAAAACAAAGGCGTGGGCATCAGAGAACGAATGGTTCGGCAATGACTCAGAAATGACAGGATATGCCTTTGGTGTGCATGAGTCCCTTGTAAGACAGGGCATCAACCCACAATCACAGGCAGATGAGTATTATAACCGTATTGACCAATCTATGCGTCAACGGTTTCCAGACAAGTTTGGCGGGCAGCAAGTTGAGGCTGCACCTGTTCGTCAAGCTGGTTCCGTGGTTGCCCCCGCAGGTCGGAGTGCAAAAAAATCACGCAGAGTGCAATTGACC